TAGTAACAAGCGTTGGCTTCATTTCTTCATGCTATTTGTTCCTGTCATGGGTCTGTGGACTTCCAGCATTGGTATCATTGGTCTTGCCCTCAATCTTCGTGCTTATGATTTTGTAAGTCAGGAAATTAGAGCAGCAGAAGATCCAGAGTTTGAAACATTCTACACGAAGAATATTCTACTCAATGAAGGTCTTCGTGCTTGGATGGCGCCAGTAGATCAACCACACGAGCAGTTTGTATTTCCTGAGGAAGTTCTACCAAGAGGAAACGCATTGTGAATACTCAGTATCTTATATATTTGGTTCTGTTTGTATTTGCTCTAATCGTTATTCTCAATGAGGATCATGATAATGATGATGATCAAGACGGGGGAATTTTACAACCCGTTTATTCACAAGGACAAACTTAAAAAATAAATAAGAGGAGTTTTCTGAACTCCTTTTTTTATGCTATTCATTCTCATAAGTTTCATACTCTTCGGACTTTTTATGTTTATTATGTCTATTACACAAGATTTATGAAACGTGCAATTTTTTCTATTCTTCTGGTTTTATTCTTTGTTCCATTAGAGTCTCAAAATAAAACTCTGAACAATTATGGAGTGAAGAATAGAACAATAGCACCTTCATTGATAAGTAATACAGTTTCTAATATTCCTATTACAAAGGAAATGAGTTATAAGAAACTGGAAACTTTAGTCCCTTATATTAGAAAAGCAAGTCAGCAATTTAGTATCCCAGAGAATGTTCTTGCCGCAGTTCTTTATGAGGAGATACTGCATCGCAAACCAGTTGATGTAAAGACCTTTGGAGTTGCGCAGATGGGAGTTCAGGAGTTAGTAAAACAAGGACTGCCACCCAAGCAAGAACTTCTGGAAGATGATGAAGTATCTGTATGGTTGTTAGCAAGCAAACTCCGTCGTCTTCAGAATGAAACTGGATCTCTCCGTACAGCAATCATTCTACATAATGGGTATTATGATTACCATGAGTCCGTAAGAAAGACTGCAAAGGACTCTAAAATTTTATCTCTTTTAGAACAATATCAAGAAAGACGAACTTTATTTGTATGATTTCTTCTACGACACCTTATAAACTTGCAGAAATAATTAGAGATACTTGGCCAGGTCTTTACATGAAACCTAAAGTGCCTTACAATAAACAAAAGGATTCTAAAAATGAAAAAGTATAATGAAGAATATTTTTCAGTAATTGAAACTAAGACTGGTAGAAAAATTGCTGATTGTGGGGAAGAAGAGGATGCTCTTATGATGGTTTCATTTGATCCTCAGAATAGAACTATCACAAAAAATAAGTTTCTTATGGGTCCTGTTGTGGATGTGGAAATTCCAAAGGCACTTCCTACAACTGAGATTGTTGCAGTTCATACAGTATCTTCAGAAAAATTTGATGAATATATCGATAACTTAATTGAACCTAGAAAAGTAAAACTCCCAGAGGGTCAAGGTGAACCTGTAGTGATATGAATAGAATAAAAATAATTATTGAATTCTTTGAAAGAGATTCTGATATCACTTTATATGATGAGTGGCATTACATTTATATTACGCTTAAAGAATGCGTAAAAATTTTAATGAATAAAAAAACTTTATGTTAAAAGTATTATTCTTTGGCATTTTGTCAAAAGATCATATGTGGGAATATGATTATATTGTAAATGAATTACTTCCAGAAGGAATTGAAAGGGATGATTATTTTTTATCCTTGGAACAAATTAAAAATACTAATCATAAATTTGATATTTTAGTATACTTTTGCAGAGAACCTAATAATTACCCTTGGGGATATATTCCTACATATAACGATATTTTGGATTGTGTACTGAAGGTAAATCCTGAAGTTATTATTCAATTATCGGATGAATTTGTATATGAAGATTTGCAAGATCATAATAAATTGGGGAATCATTGCAAATTATTTTTAAGACATTATCATCATAAAAACTATTTTTATACTGATAATACAATTCATATGCCTCTTGGGTATAGAAATGGATTTACTGTTGAAGGCAAGGATATTAAAAGAATTAAAGATAGACAGTATAATTGGAGTTTTTTTGGAACTTATAAATCTGATCGGGAAGAATTAGTTAATAGTTTTTCTAAAATAGAAAATGGAAAATATACCCTTCGTGATGAAAGTTCTACACAAATAATTCCATCTGATGAACTTGTGAATTACTTTATTGATTCAGTGTTTATTCCTTGTAGTAGGGGATGGTCAACTGTAAATACTATGAGATTATATGAGGCATCTATTTGCGGATCTATACCAGTAGTTGTAGTTTCTAGTAAAGAACAGGAAACTACTTTTAAATATGAACAAAACCCTCCGTGGATTTTTGCAAAATCTTGGGAAAGTGCAGTTGAAATATGTAAAAAATTATTGGAGGATGAGAAAAAATTACAATCTATTCAAGATGAAATTTTATTATGGTGGGATAATAGAATTGGCAATATAAAAAAATTAATAAAAAAATGTCTAATAGAAGATTCATTAAATAAACTGAAAAATTTTCCAAATATACATTGCGTAAGTTTAGAAGAAAATTTTGACAGAAGAAATTTACTATTGAATGAATTTTCTAAATACGGTATATCTGAAATTAATTTTTCTTTGTCAAAAAAATATCCAGAGAATAATCATATAATAGAAGGTGAGTATCTGGATGATAATATTATTAATTTAAGGGGAGCAGATTGCTCAGTATCTCATATTAAAACTATTGATAAATGGATTCAAGAAACTAATGAAGAGTATGCCTTTTTCTGTGAAGATGATTTGAGTTTGGAGACTGTTGCATATTGGAACTTTACTTGGGATGAATTCTATAGTAAATTACCAGATGATTGGGAATGTATTCAATTATTCATTATCAGTGATCATTTTAAAGTTGAGTCTCTTGAAATATCTCCAAGAATGTGGAATTTTTGGGGAGCAACTGCTTATATTATGAAGAGAGATTATGCTAAAAAAATAGTTAGCAATTATTATAGAAATGATAAATACATTCTCAATCCAGTTAATGAAGAACCTATCTTTTGTTATTGGAATTTTGATTGGATATTAAATCAAGACCCTGACATATATTGGGAGTGGAGTTCAATTCATCATAAGCTTCCAATCGTAGAGAACATTCTTTTTACTGGAATTGGGAATGTATATAATTGCCCATTATTTGTCGAAAATATTTCTATTGAATCTACATTTGTTTCTGGACATAAGTTCGGGCATTTAGAATCTCACGATTCTATTCTAAATTCTTGGAAGTTGCACCGACAAAATAAGTTATCATTACAGTTTATGGATTAATTAAAGGAGAGTATTCAAATGAAATTTACAGTTTATTCAAAGCAAGGTTGCCCCTATTGCGTGAAAATCAAACAGGTGCTAGAATTGGCAAGTCTTGACCACGTAGTTTATACTCTTGGAAGTGATTTTAATAGAGATCAATTTTATGAACAATTTGGTTTAGGTTCTACCTTTCCTCAAGTTGTTTTAAACGATCAAGAAAATCTGGGTGGATGCTCTGATACAGTTCAATACTTACAGGAGAAAAAACTAGTTTAATGGAAACTAATTTTTACGAAGTTTATAATGACGTAGAAAAAGCAATTGATTTTGCTTTTCAGGGAAAATTTGTTTTGAAATTTTATGATTATTTAAAAATTCGTAAAACAAAAAGATGTGAAGTTGAGGGATTTATTAAAAGTTTCACCGCAAATGAAATCAATAGTCTTGTTAGAGATTTAGATGATTATATTGAAGGTGGTTCAGATGAAATTCATAAACAACTTCGTGAAGGTTATGGGCATATCCCAAAACCACAAGCAAGGAAAATTAGAAATTATTTGTCTAGTATTTTAGAAGATGCCTGGAAATATAATTATGATAAACGACCAGGAAGGCGGAAAAAGAAAACTAAATAAATTAGATCCTCATATTAATCGGGGATTTGAATTGATGTTAAGAACACATAATAGAAAGGAGAGACCATCAAGACCAAAAACATTTCATATTCGTTTTGGTAAGATGTTATCTCTCTTTAGAAGAGAGATACATTTAAGTTTTGATTTTCATTTAGATATTACTAAGAAGTAACTCTCGGAGAAAAACAATGTTAGCAGTAGCTCTTACTCTAGGAACATTAATATCAATTATGTTTTTCTTTATGGGAGGCGTTTTGGGTTGGATGTTAAAGCAATATACTTTTGAAAAAAATTATGTTGCATATACTCACCCAGAAATGTTTGATAATAATGGTAATCTAATACCCGATGAAATTTTAGCAGTAAGGTTTGAAAATGACTATGACAGCGACGACGAAGAAGAAGACAACGAATAGTGCTCCTATTCCTAAACTTCAGCCCAATCCATTTCAGCACGAAATTTTAGAACTTGTTTCAAAGCAAAGAAGTAATGCTAAGAAAGTAGAAGTTCTAAAAGAGTATCGTAATGATGGTCTTGTGACTCTTTTCATTATGAATTTCGATGAAAGTGTAATCAGTGCTCTTCCACCAGGTCCAGTTCCTTATGCTGGTGCTGAAGATCAAACTTCCCTTGGTGGGAATATGACTGATATGATTATGAGCAAGGCAAAAAATGAAGGTATGAAGAGTAATGGATATTATGGGACTGAAAGTTTTGCCGAGGATATGTTAAAGACTTCTATTCGTAATGAGTATAAGAACTTCTACATTTTTGTGAAAGGTGGAAGTAATTCAATGTCTCAGATGCGTAAGGAGAATATCTTTATTAATATGCTACAAGGACTTCATCCCCTTGAAGCAGAGTTGATGTGCCTTGTAAAAGATAAAAAACTTACTGATAAATATAAAATATCTTTTGATGTTGTAAAAGAAGCATATCCCGATATTGTTTGGGGAGGACGTTCATGAGTCGTCTTCGTGATGTAGTAAAAAAGGCGCAGGAGAGATCTATGACTGATGAGAAACGGGAGAATGGAAATAATTCTGCGCAGTATGGATGTGAAATTCTCCTTCAAAAAACAACTCTGGAGCAGGCAAAGGACAAAAGTTTTCCAAATGATGCACATTTGATTTGGTATAACGTAGGTGAAGAACAATGCCTTGATCTAGTTCGAGGTTCTAGAGTTCGTATTTTTGATATGTATTATGATAAGTATGGCCCTGGAGCAGTTAAAAAAATTGACTGGGGATATGGAAGAGTTAGCCCTAAGTTGTGGGGATATAAAGAACCTGAGAAGAAGAAAAGACGATGAGTAATGGTTTTGGAAGTGAAAAAGTAAAAGTTTCTTTGAATGAAGCGGAACTAAATAAACTGATTAAAAAATATAAAGGTCTTCGTAAATATATGAAATCCCCACTTTACCAAGTTAAGGTAATGGATGGAACTGAAACTGTAGTTTCGGAACTTATGGATGAATATAACCAAGACCCTGTAGATTTGTAGGAAAAAAATTGATGGGAAAGCATTATCTACTTAACTTGTATGGATGCTCGTTTGTTCTTTTGGACGACGAGCGTTGTCTTATAGACTTACTGGAAAACGCGGCAGCTGCTAGTGGTGCTACAGTAGTTCAGACTATCTCAAAAAAGTTTGAACCACAAGGAGTCACAGTTCTCTGTTTGCTGTCTGAAAGTCATATTAGTATTCATACATGGCCCGAAGAAGGTAAGGCAGCAGTGGATGTCTATACTTGCGGAGATTGCAACCCAAAGATTGGATGTGATATAATCATTCAGCAGTTATATGCTCAGGATCATACGTTGAGTTATATTGAACGATAAAATCAAAATCGACTCTTGTTTCTATAAAAGGGGTAAAAAATTTTCCGCCAAAAAATACCCCTTTAAGAATTTTAAAACTGTAACAAATTATACAAAAGTTTCCGGTAAATATTAATAACGTTCATCCCTATGGGACGGAAGTAGGCCGACGAGGAACGGAACGTTCATTCGCTATTCGCAAATAGCGAACGCAACCGTTGAGCTAAAGGAACGCACCAATACCACAAGTAAAGGAGCAAACCAAATGGCACTCATTCTTATCAAACAAAAGATGCTGAAAGAACAGCGTCTACGTGAGGCACAACTTTATATGGCATCTAGACTTGCCTGATACTCTGGGGGGATTGACTTCCCCCCTTTTTTTATGTAAAATTAGAGAAAACTAATTCGCCAATGAATATTGAAAAAGTTAAACTAATTATCAAGAATATGGAATTATTAGTTCAAGCTCTTCAATTAGAAATTGAAGAAGCAGAAAAGAAACCTAATAATGTCATTAAACTAGATGAGTTACTTGGTAATCGCCAAGATAATTTGGGTGATTATGAACCAGACTATTATGAGGAACCATAATGTATGAAGATTTAACCGCTTTTGAAAGAGCACTTGCTAGGTTTGGAGATAAAGTTCAATATGTTGTTGGACTTGAAGTATCTGATAAGATGTCTCCAGAAGTGGCATATCAGGAAATTAAAGAGATGATGAAGGAACTTAAAAAACTTCGTAAAAAAGAAAAAAATACTTGGGAGAATGAAAACGAATGAAACCAATTAAGGCAAAAGATCTTCTTGAGCTTGATAAGGAAATGAAAGTTGTCCTTCTCAATGCAACTCAAAATCCTCAGACTCTTGTATGGCAAGGAGGCAAGAACGATTACAGTGAAGATCCCATCCACACAAAGACGCCCCCAAATGAAACTGAATCTGGTAAGTGGGTAATTGAACAACTACTTGCCAATGAAAGGGGTCATTGGGGTCCTCTAGAACATCCTGCTATTAGTTTTGATTGCGTGGGATTTGTTCATAATGTGATTGTTCAGGCAAGGACTCACCGTGTTGGTGTTTCTTTTGATGTTCAGTCTCAACGTTATACTGGACGAAGAGTTCTTAAGGTTGCCAAAGGAGAACTGACTCCACAACAGGTATTCTATGTTCGCCCCCCTGGTCTTTATTTGGATCGTAAGGGGCATAAGTATGAATGGACACAGGAAGACTACGAAAGGCAGTTAAAGTTCTGCCTGGCGGCATCTGAGAGGTATACAGAGGCATTTGAGAAGCGTGGTATGGCAGAAGAGCATCTCCGTGATTATCTTCCTCAGAACATTCGCCAGAACTTTGTGGCATCTTTCTCACTTCGAGCAGCACTTCACTTCCTGGATCTTCGTGCTAAACTTGATGCTCAACTTGAAATTCAGGCACTTTGTGAAGGAATGGTTCCTGTAATTAAGCAATGGGTTCCTGAAGTATTCCATTATTATGAAGAAAAGAGGCTACATAAAGCAAGACTTTCTCCCTGACACATATGAAAACGTGGTGCATTAAAGATCATCTTACAGGACACGTATTTAAAACTCTTATGACTGAAGAAGAGTTTCAACAATTCCTTAAAGAAAATCCAGATTTTGATGAGTGTGTTGATTGTATAGAATGTGATGATGCACCTTCAATTTGTATCGAATAAATACATTCACATAATATGGAGTTTTAAGTTGGCAACATACCCAGTTATTAACAAGACCACTGGTGAACAAAAAGAAGTTAATATGAGTGTTCACGATTGGGATCAATGGAAAAGGGATAATCCTGAGTGGGATAGAGATTGGTCTGATCCTTCAACTTGCCCTTCCTCCGGTGAGGTAGGAGATTGGAGAGATAAGCATATCAATAAAAATCCTGGATGGGGAGAAGTTCTCAAAAAAGCATCAAAAGCAGGCGCTAGTAAATCACAAATTTAATTCACCAATATGGCAAGAAAAAGAAAGAGTAGTGGCGACATTCAACCCATTGGTGTTGGGATGACCAATGCTAGGGCAATGCGTAAAAGAAAAAACCAGATTAATATTGAAAAACTTTTAGATATTGAACCTTTAACAGATAATCAAACAAAATTATTTGAGTCTTTTGACGAAGGAAAAAATCTTGTTGCTTACGGTGCTGCAGGAACTGGTAAAACATTTATCACTTTATACAAAGCATTGTGTGATGTTCTCAATGAAAGAACTCCTTATGATAAAATTTACATCGTAAGATCGCTTGTTGCTACTCGTGAGATTGGATTTCTTCCAGGAGATCACGAAGATAAGTCATCACTTTATCAAATTCCATATAAGAATATGGTAAAGTTTATGTTCGAGATGCCTGATGATGCAGCATTTGAAATGCTTTATGGTGCTCTAAAAACACAAGGAACAATCAGTTTTTGGTCAACTTCTTTTATTCGTGGAACAACTCTGGATAATGCAATCATCATTGTTGATGAATTCCAGAACTTGAATTTCCACGAATTAGATTCTATTATTACTCGTGTTGGACAAGATTCTAAAATTATGTTCTGTGGTGATGCAACTCAATCAGATCTCCTGAAAACAAACGAGAAGAATGGTATTATTGATTTTATGAAGATCTTGAGGATTATGCCTTCCTTCGATGTTATTGAGTTTGGTGCAGAAGATATTGTTCGTTCTGGTCTCTGTAAAGAGTATATTCTTGCAAAACTTGAATTAGGTCTCTAATGTTTAATCATATTGAATTGGATCTCCCGACATTAGATCGGGAATTGATTGATGGAGTTCGTTATTACAAATTACCAAACGGATCTAAAAAGTTAGTATCTATTACGTCAGTCACAAGTAATTTCAAAAAAGAATTCTTTGAGTCCTGGCGTAAAAAAGTTGGGGAAGTAGAAGCAAATCGAATTACTAAAAAGGCAACGAGTAGGGGAACTGATGCTCATACATTAATTGAGTATCATCTTAAAAATCTGAAATGCAATTCTGATGTTCTTCCAATATCGGAAATGTTATTTCAGATTTCTATTCCTACTCTAAAACGTATAAATAATATTCACGCATTGGAAGGTTCTCTTTATAGTGAATTTTTAGGTATTGCAGGAACAGTTGACTGTATTGCAGAATTTGATGGAGAACTTGCGATAATTGATTTTAAAACCTCAGCAAAACCAAAACCAAGAGATTGGATCGAAGGATACTTTGTCCAATGTTGTGCATATGCTTGTATGCTTCACGAATTAACTGGGTTATCAGTTAAAAAATTTGTGATTATTATGGCGTGTGAGAATGGTGAATGTGTTGTTTATGAAGAATATGATAAGACGAAATACATAAAACTTCTTGTCAAATACATTAAAAAGTTTGTTAATGACAAACTACAACAAATTTCTTGACTTTTTTTAATCAAAGAATTATAATATCGCAATAGTTTATGAGTTAAAAAATTGCCACCTACAATCTTAGAGTTAATGGAGAACACAATCGAGAAAGAGTTTGAAAAAGTTTTAGAAGAAAAATTTATTTGCCCCTCTAAATTTGCTCAAGAGGTTGAAGCAATAGTCCAAGAAAATCCAGATGTCAATTATATCGATGCTGTGATTATTTTTTGTGAAAGAAATAAAATAGATTTAGAGTCAGTTCCTAAACTTCTTTCAAAACCATTGAAAGAAAAAATTAAGTTCCAAGCAATGGAACTCAACTTTTTGAAAAAAACTTCACGCGCACGTTTAGTATTTTGAAATTGGATCCCTTAAATTGTTATAAAACATATCTTGCTCTCAAAAATCATTTCACAAAACCAAATTACGATTATCAAAAATATTGCGGAAAAGTAAAAGCATCTCTTCAGGCTTTCTATAAGCGTAAAGATAGGATGTGGTTTGAAAAAATGAGTCGACAAAAAACCGACGAAGAGATTATTAATTTTTTTGTTGCTAATTTTGTCTGTTGTGATGATCCACAATCTCTTTGGATTGGTGAAATTATAAGAGATGGTGAAACTAGATATAAGAATTGGAAAAAAAGAACCGAGTCGATTTCTTATTTCTTCAAAGAGGAAATCGATACGGTTTTTACGTCTAAGAATTTTGAGAATATGTTTATGATCGATGGTAATAGACATCCTCAACTTTTAAAAGAACATCTTCAGGGGAAAATTTCTCTTGAGACTATGGTTATTTTGAATAACATTCTTAACTATAAGTCAGACTTTGATAAAAAACTTCAAGATCCTATATGGGAATTTGTTTCCTTGAGGATTTTAAAATATTCTTCATTCCTACATACAGATATATTTAAATGTAAAAAGATCTTAAAGGAGTGTGTATTATGAGTTTCTTTGACTCTGAAGTTGTAAGAGCAGAGATGACCGAGATCTCTGAACTTCAGGAAGAAATCTATAAGAATGTTTTCAACTTCTTTAGGATGAGTAATGAAGATAAAATAGAACACGTTAATCTTTTACAAAAACTTCTTCAAAAACAACAAATTCTTTATACTCGCTTAAGTCTTTCTGATGATCCAGAAGCAAAGGAAATGAAAGAACGTGTTATGGAATCTGCTACTGTAATGGGTCTTCCTAAGGGAACGGACATTAATATTATCTTTAAAAATATGGAATCTCTCATTGATATGATGAAAGGACGTATTGACGCCGAGGGCAATCCCTGATATACTAAGGGCAAGCGGCTGGGGGATCCGCACCAAAGTTAACCCACACAAGCCAAATACGGAGCATACAAATGTCTTTCGCAAATCTTAAAAAGCAATCTAAACTGGGTTCTCTTACCGATAAACTGGTGAAAGAAGTTGAAAAAATGGGTTCTACATCTTCAGGAGAAGATACCCGTTTCTGGAAACCTACGATGGGTAAGGATAACGTAGGTTCTGCTGTTATTCGTTTTCTTCCTGCTCCAGATGGGGAAGATATTCCTTGGGTAAAAATGTTTGCTCACGGTTTCCAAGGTTCTGGTGGTTGGTATATTGAGAACTCTCTGACTACTCTTGGTCAAAAAGACCCCGTAACCGAATACAATCGCGGTCTTTGGAATAGCGGTAACGATAAAGATAAAGAAACTGTTCGTAAGCAAAAGCGTAAGTTGTCTTATTACAGCAACATTTACGTTGTAAAGGATCCTACCAACCCTGAGAACGAAGGTAAGGTCTTCCTGTTTAAGTTCGGTAAGAAAATCTTTGATAAAATTCTGAATGCAATGCAACCAGAATTTGAAGATGAGACTCCTATCAACCCATTTGATTTTTGGGGTGGAGCAAACTTCCGCCTTAAGATCCGTAAGGTTGAAGGTTATTGGAACTACGATAAATCTGAGTTTGATTCTGCTGGTCCTCTTCTTGACGATGACGATGCAATGGAAGCAATCTGGAAGAAAGAGTATTCTCTTTCGGCACTCATTGCTCCAGATCAATTCAAAACCTACGAAGAACTTGAGAAGCGCCTGAACTATGTTCTTGGCGTAGGTAAAGTTGCTCCTAAGACTTCTTCTGCTGATGAAGAGGAAGAATATGAATCTTATATGCCTAAGCGTTCTTCTGAGGAGAATGTAATGGAAGAACTTGAAGCTTCTTATCGGAAGAGTAAATCTGCTCCTCCAGTTCCTCAAAGTGTGAAAGAAGAACTTAATCGTCTTTCGTCCTCTGCTTCTGATGATGAAGATGAAGATGATGCAATGAGTTACTTCAAGCGCCTTGCTGAAGAGTGATTAGTTCTCGTAAAGTCTGATATCATCAACTCTCTTAAGGGTGGGGTCAACGTATTGATCTCCACCCTCTTTATATGGCATTGTATTTTCCATATCATTCATTATAACAGGAACATAGTCTGATTTAAGTAAGAAAATATTTCTCTTTTTCTCTTCCTTTCTTATTTCATAATCATAGTTTGAAATTGCAATAGTTATATTAAACTGCTGTTTATCTTCACCTAGACCATAATCAAAATATCTGATATTAAAAGATGACGGGACAGTTAGTCCAGATTTAACCATAATATTTCCAGAACTATCTTTAACTTCTATAGTCTCATAGTGATGAGTTCCATAAACAGCATCATAAGTATTATATTTTTCTAATAAGTATTTGTCGAAGGTTTCCTGACTCATTGGCCACTCATCATATACATTGACGATGTTGTTTGATAAAAGAACGATCCAATCTAAAGAAGAATCTCCATAAATTTTTTCAGCAACATTATCAGGTCTTTCGTCTCCGATAACATCATATTTGGTAAAAAAGATTAGGTTTCCAAAAATATCATCTCTAATTTTACCCCTTTTAAATAAATTTTTTGTTCTTGTGTAATTTGATATTTGATCCTGAGACGTATTTCTATTGATATATTCTAAATTTGGTAAGTATCTAAAGTAGTATGCCATTTTTTACCATCCCATTCCTGTTTTACCATCGCCCTTTTCATAATCTGGTTCGTAGATAGGATCAATCTCTCCGAAAGTCATACTTAAATCATATTGAGTCATTGATCCTCCCTCAGCATAAGTCATATAATTTCCATCTGGTGAGTAATTAACAGAGAAATCTCTTAATGCTGCTACTTTAATTCTATTTAAGTATGGGTGATTTTCTGCTCTATCTCCTCTTCCAGTGTAAATGTATCTTATTTTGAATACATTTGGCGCTAATAGGAATAGTTTTGATTGAGATAGACCAGGAACCATACTCTTTTTAAAGTATCTGATGATGTCTTTAATCTGTTGTGCTTCTTTTGGTTCTCTTGGAGTCAGTTTAAAATTAAATGTAAAACTTCTTAGCATCGGTCCATTGAATAATAATTCAAGGTTATTGTTTATTGCTCCTCCAATTGTTCTTGAAAGCAATCCTGGTCTTCCGACTGCTTGCTCCGTAAAATAATTGATTAAAAGTGCTCTTAATTCTGGACCAGCTGACTCAAAAGATTTTCCTACATCTCTAGTCGAGTTAGCAATTTCCTTAAAATAATTACCAGCATCACCAGCACCTGCCGCACCAATTATATTATAAGCAGCACTTGCAAATGCTGCAGTGATTGGATTTAGATCTCCTGATCCCCAATCGACTGACATTGAGTCAACAATTCCCGATTGAATTGGGAGGCAAATTGTCGCCAATGTTTCTGATTTTCTATCCTCCATTCCAGTTAAGGCAACACTAAAACGATCTGTTCCTTGCGTTCCAGCTGGTGCAAGACCAGATTTTTTATATGATTTAATTTCAAATTGAATATAATCACCACCAATACCCTGCCTATTTAAAGGATAAACAAGAAGTTTTCCTTTATCATAATTGTTTATTCTTGTCGTTGCTTCTCCAAAAGGATTGGTATTTGCGTCATAAGCAAAGTTTTCAGATGTTCCTCCAGTATTTGGTGCTGCCGTTGATGCTGGGGCAGGGGGATCAGTCGCAGTTGCTGGACCAACTCCAGCAGTTTTAGCACCGTTAGATAAGTATGATTGAACGGATGCTTTTAATTTTTCAGTTGTTGCCGCATTATATCCGGATATTTGCCCATTTGCAACATCTTGAATACTAGTATATTGAGATGTTGAAGCACCCGCTCCTCTTCGATATAATATATCTCCATTGTTTGCAATCGAGATATACATTGTTTTGACAATCGGATCTGTACTATTTGGGTCTAAAGGCACAAATCCATTCGTTGCTAATTTATTATTTCCATTTGCGTCCTTATATGTATTATTTACAAAAGTTTTTTCGTTTGTAATTGTAGTATCTTTGACATTCCAAAAAGGCATCAGAAATTCCCCCTACGCGCAAGGGATGTAAGAACTTTACGTGATCTATTCCTTATTGACATTTTGACGATAAAGTTCTTTATGTATATTTATAGACCTAATTCGTCTTCTGTGATAATTCTGAATTCTATTCTTCGATCATCACACCATTCTTTTGCTGCTCTCCATTTGGCAACATTTTTTTCATAAGTTAATGCTTCAGTTATATAAGTTTTATTTTGTTTTTTTGGAGAACGAACAGGTGGTTTAGTTTGTTTTTTTGGTTTGACCTCAATTAAATATTTTTTAATCAATCCATTTTGCTCTTGAACCTTGATGATAAAATCGGGATAATATCTTCTAACTTTATTTGTTGTTGGATCTACATAAGGAATAAAAAATTCTTCACTCCCCCACTCTAAAATATTTACCTTTCGGTCACAATATCTCATAAATCGAAGTTCCCAAGAACTCCTGTAAATAATATTTCTTGGATCTCCTTTATATTTTTGAGGATTTTGTGGGTTAAATCTTCCCTGATGATACTTGCTTTCCCGATCTCTCATATCCCGACTACATAATATATAATAAAATATTTATCCTAATGGCAGGAGCTGTAGCAAAGCATTATAAGGTTTCGGAAATTAAACAGAAATTGATGCGTCCGGCGCAGACTTCTGTTTATATGGTAGAGGTATTAACAAATCCAGCGGTAAATTCTTTTGTTTCCAGTAGGGGAGTTAGTGAAGCAAAGCATAAGGAAATGATTAATCTTGCTTGCTGTGAAGCAAGTCTTCCTGGATCTAGTTTAGCAACGCACGAAGTTAATAATGACTATCACGGATCAACTGAAAAAATGGTGTATCGTAGAATTTACGATGACACTATTGATTTAACTTTTTATGTTGATCACGAATATGCAGTTATTAAATATTTTCAGGGATGGATGAATTTTATTGTTGGTGAAGGGGAATACTTTGACTCAGAGCAGTATAAAAATCCTGCAACTTTTTACAGGATGCAATACCCAAAAAGATATAAGAGTGACATTCACCTTATTAAATTTGAAAAAGATGTAAGTAAAAATTCTCCCAGACCTACACTTCAATATCAATTTATACAAGCATTTCCGATCAATATTGTTTCTACTCCAATATCTTATGATGCAAGTGATTTATTAAAAATTACAGTTTCGTTCTCTTATGTTAGATATGTGATGACTAATAGATTTAGTCCTTCTTATCAAAATGCAACTAGAAAACCTCCCATCATAGGAGATCCTGCAGACCAATCTACAATAAATGGAAATGCTTTAAGTCCTTCATATCCATTTACTCCAGGAGTTCCTGAGTTATATACTACAGCAACAGCATTGGATGGAACTCAATATTTTAATGACAGTTTAAGAAATTTACCAAATACATTTTCTTATAACTCTTTTACACCAAATGCTTCTAACCCACCAGTTGGTGATTTTGGAACTCCTGGAACCTCTGGATTTGCGTAATAAATAAAACACCTGAATTGTATAGGAGATTATGCCTTTACCAAAGATTTCTACTCCGACTTATGAGTTGGAATTGCCATCAACTGGAGAAATAATTAGATATAGACCCTTCCTAGTAAGAGAAGAAAAACTTCTTGTTCTTGCTCTTGAGAGTGAAAATACTAAAGAGATTACTAATGCAATCAAAACGGTTATTAAAAATTGTATTCAATCAAAAGGAATTAAAGTAGAAACTTTACCGACATTTGATATTGAATATTTGTTCTTGAATATTCGCGGGAAATCAGTTGGTGAAGAAATCGAAGTTAATTTGATTTGCCCAGATGACAATGAGTCTACAGTCTTAACTAAGATCGCTGTTGATGATATTCGGGTTAAAAAGAATGAAGAGCATACTAATCAAATTAAGATTGATGATAATTTGATGATGGAAATGAAGTATCCATCATTAGATCAGTTCATTAAGAGTAATTTTGATTTTTCTTCTGGAAACAATATGGATCAATCTTTTGATTTGATTGTTTCTTGTATTGCTAAGATTTATAATGCAGAAGAAGTTTGGTCTTCATCAGATGTGACTAAGAAAGAACTTGTTGATTTCTTAGATCAAATGAACTCATCACAATTTAAACAAATTGAAAAGTTCTTTGAGACTATGCCTAAACTTTCCCACGAAGTTAAGATTACAAATCCAAATACAAATGTTGAAAGCACTGTTGTTCTTGAGGGGCTATCAAGTTTTTTCGCGTAGCAATGGTCCATATGGACCTTGAGAATTATTATAAGTTGAATTTTGCTTTAATGCAGTATCATAAATATTCATTGACCGAAATTGAAAATATGATGCCTTGGGAACGTGACGTTTATGTTATGTTGCTAGAGCAGCATCTAGAAGAAGAAAGGCAAAAACAACAGCAAAAATAATCAATGGCAGTCGAGGATCCTACTAAAAAACAAATAGAAGAAGTAGATCCTGAGGTTGCCAAAATTCTTGGGTTAGAGGATAGTTTCGACCTTGATCAAGAAGAATATTTAACTCTTCTCAAAGAGAAGATGGTCGAAGCAAGAATGAATGAGAGTAAGTTTTCATCGGAACAGGCGATGAAAATTACTGAGGAATATAAAAAAGTAAAAGGTGCAAAAGGAACTAAATTTACTGCAGCAAAAAAAGGAATAAATGTAGATTCTTTTTTTAATAAGAAACCTCAGGGTGAAGGATCAAATCAAAAACCAGTCACAGATCCTGCAAAGTTATTGCCAGGTTCTGGAGGTGCTTTGGCAAATTATCAACCACCAGAACCAGAACCAGAACAAGAAAAACAGGTAGATAATAATTCAAAAAAGATTGGAGAAATAGAAAAGTTTTTAAATGGATCTCTACTTGATATTGTAAAAGAAATTAGAGGATTGACCGAGAGTATCCTTTCTATATTACAAAAACAGTCTTCTGCTGATAAAAAGGGATCAGAATTATCAAGAAGAGAAAGAGAGAAGACTGGAAAGGAAGGTAAGGAGAAAGATTTAGAAGGCAAGAAGGAAGAGAAAAAGGGTTTAGGACTAATCAATAAAATTCTTAAACCCTTTACGAGTATCTTTGATACGATTAAGAATTTTATAATGATGGTTCTTCTTGGATCTTTGGTTAATTGGTTATTTACTGTCTTACAAAATCCAATGACATTACTCAAACCTATACAGGGTTTGATTGATGGTATAACTGGTTTCTTTAATACAGTTATACAATTTATTGATAAGATGGTTGTTCAACCGGTGAGAAATTTTATTGATGCAATTAATTCTGCATTGAATGGTTTTATTGGTCTTTTGAATGGTGCATTAAAAATGCTTCCAGGTTCCCCTCAAATAGGGTCTGCGAATATTCCTAACATTCCACAAGCTCCAGAACTTCAAGCACCCAATATTACTGGTGAACCAAAGAACCCAGAACCTAAACCAACTGCAGGTCCACCAATTAATCTTAAATTTACTGGTGGAGAAGTTAGACCTCCAAAAGTAGTAAAAAAAGAAACTGGTGGATCTATTCCAGGAAATGCAGCAGATAAGAAAAAATTATCTTTTAATGATACAGTTTCAAGAGAGGGTGGAAATGTATCTTCTAAAACTACTTCATTCAATGTTTCTGGTCTAGGTCCCGATAAACATCTAACTGCTCTTTCAACTGGAGAATATGTATTAAAGAAAGGTGCTGCTGATTGGTTGGGTGGTCCAGTATATCTTGATAATATCAATAAAATATTTGGTGGAACAACTGAAAGAAGAGTTGCTAATCTTGGAGATATTAAAATTGAAGCGAAGTCGACTGGAGGTCAGATTGGTGGATCTAGTGGTTACAATGGTGCTAGAGGATCTAGTGGTTCCAATGGTGCTAGAGGATCTGGTGGATCTAGTGGTTCC